AGCACTGTGTCAAAGAAGGAACACACTCGAACCTGCGTGAAGTTCAGCTTTTCCTGCCCGACAATCAAGCCCTGCAAGAACATATCTACAGTGACTTCCTCTTTCGGTACCATCGTACCATCTGCCAAGTAATACATCTGTACAGGCTTTTTCGTCTTGTACCAGCACTCGACCAGTCGAACCTTCTTGATGTCAGCTTTGAACCACAATGGGTCTGGGCGTAGATGCTCGACTTCCTGCTCTGCGCTATCATAGACAGAATACTGAGCCTCTATTGCTTCTTTATGCTCCGGATAAATGCTGATAAGTTCGTCTTTGTCTACCCATTTAGCACGACAGATATATTTAGCGTCGCTAAAGTCCTGTTTGTGCGCCTCCGGGTCAACATAGATACTGAACGGGTCTTCACGCTTTACATACGCCTCGCCGTCCTGTAATTCTTCATCGAACTTATAGCCTACATCCAACCAGCCAAGGCCACCAACTGCGGCATCCAAGAACGCTGCACTTTCCTGCGAATCGTAATCGCAACGGTCAAACACGTACTTTGTGATGCCTTTGCGGACTTGGCAAATATCAACGTCATCACCAGTCCTGGGGAGAAACTCAATATCATAGCGGTTAAGTCTCTGATAGCCGGATAACACATTGATTAGCGGCTTGATGCGGTTAATCGTAATCGCCGGACGACCACTAGCCTCAAACGCTTGTATATCTTCTTCCTTCCATTGCTTGCCGGATACAAAGTCGTAATCTTCCTGGGCCGCTCGTCTCCACTTCTCATTACCATCAACGGCCTCTCTGAACCATCTTCGGTACTTGGCAAGCGGCTTGCCCATAAGTTTTAGCTCTGTACTGCTCGTAGTTTCAAAATCGTTCACTGTCTCACCTCCTTTTCTTTGCCGTCTCTTTGCCATTTTTAATATTTATACACTAATTTTTGATATAGCAGCGAGATTTTAACTGCCAATATGCAAAATATTGCATAATAATTCAGTATGTCCACGCTGACTTATGCTTTTTCTCAATCCAATGGTCAACTGCTCCCGGTGGTTTAGGTTTAGCAGGGGTCCACGGACGAGACAGACAAGCATAAACGGCGGAATCAACTGCATGGTCTTCACCATTCGTGTCGTATGTCTCCGGCTTACTCTTATCATGTGCCAGCATTGGTAGCGTGCGTATCATGTGTATGCAGTTTGAGAAGAAGTAAATCGCCGGCTTATAGCTCCCATCTGCAAGCTGATTTCCTAAAAGACGGGATTTCAGCGCATTGGCACCCTCGATACGCCCTTTACTTGACTTGCCAAACGTAACAAGATGCTTTTTATTCAGCTCAATGTTAAGCTCTTCCGCAATGCTTGGACCAGTTACACCTGTAGCAGCCCAGCACGCATTATCCAGAACGCCATAGCTGATATTTTCTTCTCGCGTTTCCATTGATGCTATCTTTTCACCGACTTGCTTAGCGGTTTCGCCGGTGCCAACGTTCGGTTTGCCTCCCCATCCGTATAACTCGCGATAACACCACAGATTGCCATCATAGTCTACAGCCCACCAGTGTACCGCATACGGCCTTGCGCTACCCCAGTCCATAGACCGGAACCTCAGCCAATTCTTAGGTATGCTGAACGGCTCCACAACGTGAACATCTGCTCTCCACTGCTTGAAGAACTGTCCTTCCGCTATGCCCCAGTCACCAAGTCCGGCCACTTTGTAGCGTTCCGGGTCTGTCTTGCGCATATCCTCGAACATAGCAATATCCGCATCTGACAAGAACTCATTGCACTTGTAGTTTGTGGTCATTGCCAAGACATTATCATGCGGCACATCGAAGAAACGTGCCTTTAGCCAGCTTCCTGAGTCCCATGGATTGAAGGTAATGAGCCACTGGACATAATAGCCTTCTGGCAACTGGCCTCGTAGGGATTCATCAATTCGGTTGAAAGCATCCTCATCTAGCTCGTATGCTTCCTCTGCCCAGCCCCAGCAAAGAACGCCTGTCTTTACTGTAATAGACGTTACCTTTAACGGGTCATCCAATCCACGCATGAGGATTTTTTGACCGGTTGGGAGATATTCCAGTTCTAACGGTGCGACTCTTGCTTTCCATAGATGACTAACTCCTAATCTCTCTATGGACCATCTCAGCTGAGTCCAGCATGAGTCTTTAAGGCTGGCGCCTGTCTGACGTACCACAAGTGTGTTTGCGAGTGGATACTGCATCATACGAGTGATAATCTTTAGTGCAGCCGTTGTAGACTTCTTAGAAGCTCGACTACCTTTGCAAACTATGTAACGCCTTTTGCTGTTCCAGAAGCCTGCATACCCTTTGCCGATAATCTCCTGTAATGACAGGTTATTCTGTAACGTCATCGTGAATCACCACCGGAAGAGCACCGTTGATGTTTACCTCTTGCTTAGATTCGCCTAAAAGTTCTAGCATCAGCCGTGCCATAGCAGGATTCCCATCTAAAAATCCTTCTGCCCCTCTAAGAGCCATACCAGCTGCATAAGTAGTCCCTGGTTCTAGCCCGTATTTCTCACATCTGTCATCCGGAATCGGCATTTCAAGAAGAGCAAGGAGACAGGCTTTTACTGTTTTCTTTTCTTTCAAGCTTTCCTGCTGAGCTTTTTGAGCTTTACGCCTTATCGCCAGCTGTTCTTCTGGCGGACGAGTATTCACAGGACGCAAGTTTGCTTTCTGTTTTTCTGTGACCATTCTCCCCACCTTCCATCATTTTTTGTACAACAAAAGACACCCATATGATATGAGTGTCTTTCGTAGCTGTGTATCAAGTTTTTAGCATTTAGGAGGTTGCTGCACTTATCTCAACAACGCGGGGTAAGCATTACACTTACCACTTATGTATATTATACCACGTATTTTTGGGAAAAATATTCAATATTTGCCGCGAAATATTCAATATTTAACAAATTCGTATGAGCCCCTCTTGAACTGCGCATAATTCTTGCAAGTGCCGAACCTTTCCCCAGTACCGACTGCGCGTCGGCTGGCTTATACCTATTCTATCACATGTCTGCTGATACGGTTCCTCCGCATACTTAGACTCCATAACATCAATGAGCACTGAATCACAAATGCCATAGAACATATCGACAACGCGCATCCACGCCTCCGGCCACTCCAATATCCCATCGTCTATCTTTACAAACCGCAGAGGCATTACGTTTTGTACTGCCTGGGAAGCTGTCGGGTCGCTCACTCCACTGCCATTGCTCTCCCTATGCTTCGATGTCCCTTCCCTCGCTTCTTTAATAGCCTCTCTTATTTTACCTTTGTTTTGAAATACCCAGTCAATCTTCTTGAAATACCCATTATGCTTTTCCATAGAATCACTCAAGCCCCAATCTGTCAAACCAACGCGGCACTTTCTTGTAAATCGTCTCTGCTATCATATCCGCATCAACACCGACCAGATACGCGTATAAGAGAATGTCTGCCAGCTCTTCCTGCAAATCCTCATCCGCTATAATGGGGAGAACTGGCGTAGGATTTTTCCCATCCAGTGACCTACGTAGTTTAGATGCCGCCTGTATGCCTTCGCCACATTCTTCCATTAGCCCCGCCAGCAATTCTTCCCTGCCCATATACGACCGGATTTTCTGCAATCTGTCCTTGTTCTTTTCCAACGCTTGTAAAACCTGTTTCATCCTTTAGCCCTCGCATACTCATAACTTGCCCTTGTCGATTTGGGCTTTCAATACATCCTTCATCACATCAATAGTCCGGTTAGCAATCTTTTCCAATGTTTCTTTGCTAATCTCCTGCGGATTACCAACCGCTAACGCCCATTGCCCACGCATTTCCGAAAAAATGTCTATAGCACTTTGAATCATGTCCGCAAACTCATTATCGCCATTATCACGTACTGAGCAATCATGTATTATTCGCAGTACACCTAATGCCCGTTCAGCTCTATCCATAAGTTCTTGTTGTTCTTTTGGAGGCAACGGCTTAACTATTACCTGTTCATCCATCACTTACACCACCTTGAACTCATAATCAAACGGCACTTTATCTTTAGAAGGATTGATAATCCGCCCTTCCTTGGTCATCTCTAACCAATACGCATACTGTCTTGCTTTGTACATATCAGAATCGCGCTGGCCTTTGTTTTCACACCTCATGCGATACTTGATGCAATTCCCAAGAAGAAAGCCCTTGAATTGCTCAGCGGTCATTATCCTTTGCATAACTTCAAGC